TACTGGATTCGGTGCTAGAACTTCCTGATCCGTTGCTTGATCCGTCTGTATCATTAAGTCGTCTTCGTTCATTAATTTTTTCCTCGTAATTTTGTTTAACTGAATCAAGTGGGTCTGTGATGCAAACGACCCAATCTTTATTTACTATAATATCATTATCCTTAGTTAATGACATCCATTTATAATATGCAAGATGATGTTTTGATTGATTTTCACCTTCAACTAAAACTTGACTCTTTTTTATCTTAACGCAATATGGATCTTTAAAAACATAAGAGACTAGTTCATCATTAGTGTCACGTAATTCTTTGACATCAGCAATTACCTCTTCTCCAGATTTTAATAAAACTAATTGTATACTCATAATATTATATTATACGAATTTATTATAACAATAAAAAAGGAGATCGTCAAGATCTCCTTAATATAATACCTATCCATTTGGCATTGGATATAGTGGTGTTCTTCTCCGTGGATTAGGACGGTAGTATCCATCAGGAATACATGGCATAACTCCGCATCTTCTAGGTCTTCTAACCCTTGGCATACGACAGACAACCACTTTACCCTGTGTTCTACACCTTGGTCTTCTTCTACCTTCTGAAGAAAATCCTGCTTCGGCAACTGTTGGAATTAAAAGTCCAACTAAAAGAAGTGTTGATAATAATTTTTTCATATGAATAAAAATAGATTTTACGATTCGATAAACTGTCTTTACAGTTGCAAAGAAAAATGACTCTCGCCTAGACATCTAGGAAAATCGAATCTATAAAATCGCTTTCATAATGAACTCTTTTGTTAATATTGGTTTTCCAAAAAGATCCATCTGTAATTGATCTGCATCTTCAAAAATATCATCATCAAGATTTTTACGACTATGTTGCCAATAACAAGTTCCATCTTCTCGTATCCAAAACCAGCTTGTATTATGTGAGTCTAGTAAAAATACACGATATAGGTGTGGGTATGTTATCTTTGGATTTTTTTCATACACCACACCCATCGCACTTTTATAAAAATCAGGATGTTCGTATTCATTATTCATGAACACATTATAACATAAAACAACTTAATCGCAATAGACTAAGCAATGCTTGTTACTTGGATGTTCTTGACATTCTTTATCCCAATATTCTTTTTTTGAGACTCTTTTGATGTCGCTAATAGCGTCTTTAATAACGCTGAAAGGTGTTGTGAGTTTCATGATGCCCCCTAAAGAT